TCCAGTCCGAATGCAACGAGCAAATGGAGGTACCAATGCTCAAGGTAAACGTGGACGGCATCCAGTACGACGCCGTTCCTGAAGTGGCGAAGGCTCTGGAGAAGGGGCAGGCGCGTGTTTCCGAGCTCGAGGGTCAGGTTCAGGCCGAGAAAGCCCGTGCCGATACGGCCGAGGCCAAGCGCGACGAGGCGACCGCCGCCGCGACCGCTGCGAAGGCTAACAACGACGCCTCGAAGGTCGCCGGGCTGGTCAAGCAGCGTATCGCCCTCCTGGAGTCGGCGCGGCCGTTTCTGAACGACGATTCGGACCTGCTGGATCTTTCGGATCGGGATCTTCAGCTCCGGGTCATCAAGTCTGTCCACAAGGACTTTGACGGCAAGGATCGGTCGGACGAGTACGTTGCCGCCCCGTTCGACAGCGTGGTCGAGGGCGGCGGGGGCAGAGCGGCCCGCGTCGACCAGCTCGGGACTCCCCGTTCGGAGTCGCGAGGCGACGCCGAGGTCATGGCGGAGAGCTGGAAGAAGAGCATCTCGAACCTCAACGACTGGCGCAATAAGGCGTAACCCCAAGGAGAACGAACATGCTTCAGTTCAAGAGCGCCCTCGCTCCTTACGCGGTCGGACGCCGCGTAGACAGCGAGGAGTGGAATACCATCACCCGGACCTATGAGGCGGCGGACAGTATCGTCCGTCTCGGGTTCGGTCAGCCGGTCAAGCACGGGACTGGTCCGCATACCTGCAACGACATGATCGCGACGACCGGTCAGAACTTCCTCGGGATCACCGAGGCCATGCCGAACCTGCCCCGCTCGGGCGACGGATATGCCAGGTACGACAACGTACCGATTTGCGAGTGGGGCGTAATCGCCGTTGAGACCGAGGGCAACCTCGTCAAGGGCGGCGTCGCCCGCTGGAACTCGGCCACGAAGAAGTGGACGGCAGCAGCGCAATCGGCCACTGTGGTCACCATTCCGGGGACTACCTTCGAGGAAACGGCGACGGCTCCCGGCATTGGCGCCATCCGCCTCCGTCGTCCGAACCCCGCTCTGACTATTGCCACCTGATCGAACGGGGAAACAGAAATGGACAAGAAGTACAATAACGACGCGCAGCAGCAGGCCCTCACTTTCTTCGAGGCGCAGTCCTACAAGATCAACTCGACGGTATACGAGACGGTCTATCCGGACTGGGACTTCGGCCGGCTGATTTTCGTGAACACCTCCGGCCCCGAGTGGTCGCCGGGCGTTCTCACCTACTCGACCGACATGACCGGTCGAGCCAATTGGCAGAGCGGCGCCGCTAAGGATGTCCCGCTGGCCGACGTGAATCAGGATTTCCGCACCAAGAACCACCACCTTGCGGCGGTTGGTTACCAGTACAACCTGGAGGAGATCAATTCCGTCATCTCGCTCGGGGGAACCCTGCCGGATCGTCGGGCGCGAGCGGCCCGTCTGGCCTACACGCAGTTCATGTTCAACCTGACTCTGTTTGGTGACTCGGAGAAGGGGTTGGGCGGCATCACCAACTACACCGGGGTGACCATTACCCCGGCTCCGAATGACGGTACCGGTTCGGTTCGTCATTGGGTCGACTCGGCGGGGGTCGGTACCAAGACTCCCTCGCAGATCGTTCGCGACATCAACATCGCGTTGCAGGGGATTGCGCGCTCGACCTACGATACTGTGCTTGCTGACACCATCATGATGCCGCAGTCGGCAATGGACTACATCGCGGCGACGCCGTTCTCGGCGACCACGATGGAGACGATTCTGTCGTTCATCATGCGGACCAACCTCTACACCCTGCGGACTGGCAGGGCGCTGACCATCCGTTCCCTGCGTGAGCTGGAAGCGGCGGCGACGGACACCACGGCCCCGACCTCACTCGGCAAGGGTCGTCTTGTCGCCTACAACAACTCGTCGGAGTACATGCAGCTCCACCTCCCGATGCCGCATCGGTTCCTCCCGGTCTACCAGGATGGTCCGATGAACTATGTGGTGCCGGGCATCTTCCGTACCGGTGGCGTCGAGATGATGTCGACGGTCGGCGTGCGCTATCTGGACGGCATCAGCGTTCCGCCGGTCTGAGAGGAGGGGTCATGAAGTACTACAACACGACCAACTCGCCGATTGCGACGCCGGACGGGGACGGGGGCCACTATTGGTTTCCGGCCATGGCGCTTTCGGAAGAGATCGACCAGGAGAAGGTGGACCGGCTGATCAAACTGGAGCCGAGCCTCGCCTACCTTCTGGGCTCGGTACTAAAAGCCGAGGGGAAGGCGGGCGCCCCGCCTCTCCTCATCAGCGAACCGGTGGCCGGGAGTACCGTTCCCCCTGTGCACGATATCAGGGGTTCGGGGGCTGTCCCGTATTCGACGGTCGAACTATGGCACGTCGAAGCGAACCAGATGGTGGCCGACACGCAGGCCGACGGCGCCGGCAACTGGGAGTTCGCCGGCGATACCCCGGCGTCGACTGGTCCGGTTACCTGGCAGGTGAAATCGGACGGGGTGGTGCTTCAGGAGTCCGCACCTCTCGAAATTACCGTCGCGCCGGAAGCCGCCCGGGAAGGGGCCAAGAAATCGGCCCCCACAGCCCCGGACAAGCCCGTAGAAGGGGCGTCTCCCCAGCCGGCGGGGAAGGGGGCGGGCGAAGGGAAAGCCCCGTGGAAGGGCGAGAAATAGGCCATGTCCGACTACGAAGCCCTAATCCCAATCCTGGCCCCGGATTTGATCGGAAATCCGGGGTGGGAGGTGGCTTTGGAGATGGCCGAGGCCGAGGTCAACCCGGACCACTGCTACTACGACCGGGTGGTCGTCCTGACGGCCGCCCACATTCTTTCGTCGGGGTCGCAGGGCGGCGCCTTGCTTGGGGCGGTCAAGTCCCAAAGCGAAGGCGGGCTCTCGATTACCTATGAGACTGGATCCTCCTCCGGGGGTTCCACGTCAGCCTATGGGTCGGAGGTCAAGCGTCTTAACTACCTTTGCTATGGAATGTCGGCGAGAACGGCTTGGCTGAAAGATCCTGGGATGGTTCCAGTGGATCTGACGGTCTGGCCGGACAAACCAATACAGGTGGGCAATGGCTAGGTCGGATGTCATTGAGCGGGATCTTGGCTACGTCAAAATCCTGGCGGAGATGGCGAAGCTAGACGGTACCTATGTAGATGTCGGTATTCACAGTGACGCCGGCTCTACCGAATCTGGAATGGCGATTGCGGCTTATGCGGCTTTTAACGAGTACGGAACAGCCACTATACCAGAGCGGTCCTTCATGCGTTCCACCTTCGATGAGACTGTGGGCGCCTTGAACGAGCTCAAGCGGAGGTTGGTGGGAGGTGTTCAGGATGGACGGCTGACTGCGGATCGAGCGGCGAGTTTTCTGGGGGAGTTCCATCAGCGAGACATTCAAAGGAAGATCGGCAGCAATGTTCCGCCAGCCAATGCCCCGAGTACCATCCGCATGAAAGGGTCATCCTCGACCCTTATTGACACGGGGGCGATGCGTCAGGCGGTGCGGTATGTGGTTTATACCGGTTCTGGCAATGTCGGGATAAAGGCTATCATTCGTAATATCTGGAGGTTGATTAGGTAGTGGCTTTTCCGGTCTTCAATCGCACCATTACCGGGCAGCGCCTCGTTGGCGGTTCCTATGTGGATGGTCTGTGGGTTGAGGTTCCGCCTCTGGCTATTGCTATTCAGACTTCGGTTCAGGCTCCAAGAGATTCGGATCTCCAGCGGCTGCCGGAGGGGCGTCGGACTGAACGTGCCTACGTGCTCTATAGTACCCAGGTCATTCTGGAAGCCGATATCTTTACCATCTACGGGGAACCATACGAGGTTCTTCATGTGGCTGTCTGGCAGAACAATATCATACCCCACTACAAGGCCATCGCGGTCAAGATGGAGTTGGTGGAATGATTTGGGAGCCGGTCTTCAATTGGCTGTCTGGCGCGGTACCTGTGGGTACCCCGGTCATCAAGCGCGACCAAGATGGGTGGAAGCCGCAGGTAAGCTATGTGACAGCCAAGGTGATTGCCGAGGCTCGGGAAGGTCACCCATACTTCGGCAAGCTCCGGGATGATGGGACGATTCTCATCCAGCAGGGGGCACTGCTGACGGTCTCGGTGCACACCGGTGGCTCGGATGCTCAGACGCTCGCCCGCATCATACAGCACAGCGTAAACCGGATCACCACGACCGATCGGATGCGGTCCGACGGTATCTGCTATGTTCTAAG